ATGGGGCCGAAGGCAAGGGGGACTCCCCCCTCCCCCAGGTGTCGCTCGTAGCGGGGGCGCCGTTTTTGGCACTGTAAACATGGCGACACCAAGCAGGGGCGGACGATCTACGACTGGCGGCGCCCTAGCTAACATAGTTAGCATGGCAGCACTTCTCCCCCACCAAGAGCGCGTCGTCGCCGAGCAACACGAACTTCAGGAGCGGCTGACGAAGCTAGCCCAGTTCATCCGGTCGCCCGCGTTCACGAAGGTGCCGCAGGCCGAACACGTACTGCTCCGCGAGCAGCTAGCCGTGCAGCAGGAGCTGAACCGCATTCTTCTCGCGCGCATTGCCCTCTGGACCTAGCGTGAGCCAGGACCTCGAACCCTCCAGCCTCAGCGACTTCAACCTCGCCCGTGCCATCGTCCGGCACGGCGCGCCTAACGTCGCCCGGCACCTCCTCGACCTGACCCTCGCTAGCGAGGACCCCGAGGATTACCGGAAGTACCTGGAGCTGCTGCAGAAGCTCGAAGGGAAAGACCAGGCCGCCGGCGGCGCGCCGGTGCAGATCACGATCGACCTGGGCGGCGCGACCCCCGCGGTCGAGCTGGTGCCCAGCGAGCCCGAGGTCATCGAGGCTAGCCCGGCCGCCGAGCCTGCCCCTGCGCCCACCCCCGCACTGCCCGCGCCCACTGACGAGGACGATGCGCCGGTGTTCGACCTGTCGGCCCTGCTCGGAGACAGCTGATGCGGTTCGTGCCAAGCCCGACCGGGGCTGCGTTCATGCGCAGCCGCAAGTTCATCAAGCTGATCATGGGTCCGGTGGGCGGGGGCAAGTCCACCGTGTGCCTGTTCGACCTGATCAACCGCGCCGTCGAGCAGCGCCCGTTCCAGGGCGTGCGGCGCACGAAGTTCATCATCCTGCGCAACACGATGCAGCAGCTGATGACGACGGTGAAGCCGCTGATCGACCAGTGGCTGATCACGATGGTCAACGGCCGGCTCGGCGAGTGGCGCCTGACCGAGAGGGTGTTCGAGCTGAAGATGCAGTTGCCCGACGGCACGCGCGTGTTCTGCGAGCTGTGCCTGATGGCCGCGGACACCCCCGACGACGTGCGACGACTGCTGTCGGTCGAGGCTAGCGGCGCGTGGGTGGAGGAGTGCCGAGAAGTTGTTCCTGAAGTGTTCGAGGGCCTGCAGGGTCGCACGATGCGCTTCCCGAGCGTCGCTGCCGGCGGGATCACGTACTCGGGCGTCATCTGCTCGACGAACCCGCCGCCGATGGGCACGTACTGGCAGGAGCTGATCGCCAAGCCGCCGCCGAACATGGAGGTGTTCATCCAGCCCTCCGCGCTGCTCGACGACGGCTCGATCAACCCCGAGGCGGAGAACCTGCAGCACCTGGACCCGGAGTACTACGCCAACCTGGTCATGGGGAAGACGCAGGACTGGATCGACGTCTACCTGAAGAACAAGTTCGGTCCGGGCGGGTTCGGGCAGCCGATCTATCGGTCGAGCTTCCGCAGCGACTTCCACATCGCGAAGGCGCCGCTGATTCCGATCCCCTCGAACGGCTCGCCGCTCGTCATCGGCATGGACAACGGCCTGCAGGCCGCTGCGGTGGTGATGCAGCAAGATGCGCGCACCCGGGTGAACGTGCTCGGGGAATGCTACGTGCCGTTCGACCAGACGATGGGTGCGGAGACGTTCCTCGACCGGCTGCTGGTGCCGTACCTGAACGCGAACTTCACGGTGCGCCGGGACAACTTCCTGTTCGTGCTCGACCCGGCGTGCTTCCAGCGCAGCCAGGTCAACGAGGCGACGATCGCCCAGGCGGTGCAGACGCGCGGGTTCCGCGTGATGCGCGCCTCGACGAACGACCCCGAGAAGCGGATCGGGGCGGTGGAGGGGCTGCTCACGCGCGCGATCGACGGTCAGGCGGGGATGCTGATCGACCCGCGGTGCAAGCACCTGATCGAGGGTTTGGAGTGGGGGTACCGGCACAAGAAGCGCACCGACCAGCAGGCCACGCCGCAGATCGAGAAGAACCACCACAGCCACACCTGCGAGGCGCACCAGTACGGGTCGCTGTACTTCAATGCACAGTACAGCCAGACGTTCACGGCGTTCGGCTCCCGCCGGCGTGAGATCAAGCAGCGCGACTACAGCTACGTGTAGACGGACTAACCCGTGCAGCAAGGCTAACACGTTAGACTACGCACATGCAAGCTGTCGGTCTGCGCCCCCCGTCCCAGCCCACGCCAATGGCGTCGGCTGCTGCGCCGCAACCGCGCGGCACGATGCCCATGATGGCGGCGCCGATGGGCGCGCCGGCGAAGGTGATCAACATCGGGGGCTTCCTGCCCACGGCTAACCTCGCAGCCACGCTGGCGCGGGCGCACATGGATGCGGCGTCTGCCGCAGCTGCGGCAGCCCAGGCGCAGCCGGTGGTCCAGGGGCTCGCGGCACATATCCGCACCGCGTGGACGAACGCGAAGGCCGCCAAGACCACGATCGAGCAGGAGATGATCGAAGCGCTGCTCGCGCGGCGCGGCGAGTACACGGCTCAGAAGCTCGCGCAGATCAGGGAGCAGCGGCAGCCGGCGATCTACATGATGGTCGGCTCGGCCAAGATGCGCCAGGTCGAGGCGCTGCTGCGCGACGTGATGGTCGGCGCCGGCGACGAGAAGCCCTGGACGACCCGGCCGACCCCGGTGCCCGAGCTGCCGCCCACGGCGGTGGCCACGGTGATGCAGCAGCTCACCGACGAGCTGGAGATGGCGTTTTCGAGCGGGTTCCCGCCGACCGTCGAGGCCGCCCAGGAGCGCCTGCGCCAGATCAAGGACGAGCTGACGAACCGCCTCAACGAGGAGGCCCGGCTCAAGGGCGAGCGCGTCGAGAAGAAGATGGAGGACCAGCTCGTCGAGGGCGGGTTCCTGCACGCGCTGTCACAGTTCATCACGGACCTGGCGACGTTCAAGACGGCGTTCCTCGCCGGCCCGATCCTGCGCAACAAGCCCAAGCTGAGCTGGGGTCCGAACGACGAGGTGATCGTCGAGCAGTACACGTGCATGGAGTGGGAGCGCATCAGCCCCTTCGACGTGTTCCCGGCCTCGTGGGCGCGTCACGTCAACGACGGCCCGCTGTGCATCAAGCACCGGCTCAGTCGCCAGGCGCTCAACGAGATGGAAGGCGTCGACGGGTACAGCGACGACGCGATCCGCGAGGTGCTCGCGCGGTACAACGACCGGGGGTTCCGCGAGTGGACCTCGATCGACTCGCAGCTGGCGGTCGCCGAGGGCAAGGAGGTCGGGCAGACGCTCGACACCGGCCTGATCGACGCGATCCAGTTCTTCGGCTCGGCCTCGGGGCAGATGCTCATCGACTGGGGCATGACGCCCGCGCAGGTGGCTGACCCGACGAAGGAGTACCAGGTCGAGGCCTGGCTGGTGGACAACATCGTCATCAAGGCGGTGCTGAACGCGGACCCGCTGGGCCGGCGCAACATCTTCTGCACGAGCTTCCAGAAGATTCCAGGCTCGGTGTGGGGCAGCTCGCCGTTCGACCTGATGCGCGACTGCCAGGACATGTGCAACGCCGCGGCCCGGTCGCTGGCGGCGAACATGGGCATCAGCTCCGGTCCGCAGGTGTGGATGGTGTCGTCGCGACTCCCCTCGGGCGAGGACGTCACCGAGATGTACCCGTGGAAGATTTGGCAGTTCGAGGGCGACCCGATGGGCTCGACCGCGGTGCCGATGGGGTTCTTCCAGCCGACGAGCAACGCCAACGAGCTGATGTCGATCTACGAGCGCTTTAGCCTGCTCGCGGACGAGTACACCGGCATCCCGCGCTACATGGCGGGGTTCAACGGCGGCGAGGGCGGGGCAGGGCGCACCGCCAGCGGGATCAGCATGATGATCTCGAACGCCTCGAAGACCATCAAGCAGGTTGCGGGCAACGTCGACCTCGACGTGCTCACCGAGGCGCTGCAGCGCCTGCACTACCACAACCGGCGCTTCAGCCAGGACCCGGACTTCAAGGGCGGCGACATCAACATCGTCGCGCTTGGCGCGCTCTCGCTCGTGGCGAAGGAGTCAGCCCAGCAGCGCACGATCGAGTACCTGCAGGCGACGGCGAACCCGATCGACATGCAGATTCTCGGCCTCGAAGGCCGCGCCGAGCTGCACCGCCGCGTGCTCCCGCGCCTGGACCTGCCGAACCCCGACAAGGTGGTTCCGCCGGCCGCGGTGCTGCGGCAGCGCATGGCCGAGCAGGCGATGGCGATGATGGTCGCGCAGCAACAGCAGGGCATGCAGCCGGGAGGCACCCCGAAGAAGCCGGGAGGCGGTGAGCAGCTGCAGGACGGCACGCCCACCACGGACAACTTCTCCCCCAAGGCGGCGGCATGAACGATCAGTTGAACGCGCTAACGGCGCAAGTCGCCGGCCTCGCCGAGGTGCAGCGCACGATGCTTGCGCGCCTGGAGGAGATGGCCGCGACGCAGGCGGTCATGGGCCGGGAGCTGACCGAGAACACGAAGATGACCCAGACGCTGCGCGACGCGACCGCGTTCGTGCGCGTGGGCACCACGGTGTTGAAGTGGGTCGGGATCGTCGCGATCGCGGTGGGCTCGATCGTCGCGGGATTCAAGATGGCCCTGAGCGGCACGGTCCCTCCCACCGAGATCGGGCCGAAGCCGTGATGTGGTTCTGGCAGCGCGGCACCGCGCAGAAGACCGTCCTGATCAGCACCGCGGTGCTGGCCTTGACGACGCCGGTGGTGCTGCACTTCGAGGGCGAGATTCGCCACGGCTACCGCGACCCGATCGGGGTCGTGACGTCGTGCGTCGGGCACACGAAGACCGCGGCACTGGGCCGCACGTACACGCACGAGGAGTGCCTGGACCTGCTGGCGAGGGACCTGACCGAGCACAACGCGGCGCTGCTCGCGTGCGTGAAGGTCGGCATGCCGCCGAACGTACACGCGGCGCTGCTGAGCTGGGCGTTCAACGTGGGCGCGGCTAACGCCTGTAAGTCGACGGCCCTGAAGAAGATCAACGTCGGGGACTTCCCCGGCGGGTGCGCGGAGCTGCTGCGATGGACGATGGCCGGGGGCAAGGAGCTGGCGGGGCTGAAGCGCCGCCGGCAGGCGGAGTACCAGCTGTGCATGGGGACGAAATGAGCGTGATGGACAAGGCCGGCGGCCGCAAGTTCGTCATCGCGATCCTCGGCGTCGCGAGCGCGAGCCTGCTCGCCTGGTTCAAGCACATCACGCCCGACGCCTACTCGACCGTGATGGTCGCCGTCGTCGGCCTGTACGGCGCGTCGAACGTGCTGCAGAAGGTACTCGCGAAATGACGCGCTTCCTGACGATGCCCGTGCTGTACGGCCTGGTTGCGGCGCTGCTGGGCATGTCGGCGCTCGCCGGCGTGCAGACGCTGCGCCTGGCGTCGGCCAAGGCCACCGCAGCCGAGCTGCGCGAGGTGCTGCTGCAGGAGCGGGCCGCCGCGGCGACCGAGGCGCTGGCGGAGTCCGAGAAGAACCGGATCGAAGAACGGCGCCGCTCGATCGTCGCCCAGGAGAAGGACCGTGATGCGAAACAGAAGTTGGATTCTCTGCGTGCTGCTGCCTATCGCGCTGATGCCGCTGCTGTTGAGCTGCACCGCGCTGCAGCCGCTGCCGCGGCCCGTTGTGGTACGTGGCCCGATGACCCCATCGCTCCCGTCGACCGCGAGGCAGCCACCCGTGCCGGAATGGTGCTCGCCGACGTGCTCGGACGGATGGAAGCGCGAGGTCGACAGCTGGCGCTCCTTGCTGACGAACGCGGCAACGCCGGCGCCACCTGCGAGCAGCTCACCGACGCGATGACCGTGAAGCAATGACTCCATGCGCGTCAACTGCGTCATCTGGGCCTACGCACTTTGGTGGCGCAGGTTCCGCAAAGGGATCGAAGGTCATGTCACCACAAGAAAGAGCCGCTGGGGCTTCTTCCCGCACTTCTGCTACGCCGAATATCGGCCTCGCACTGGGACCCTGCGGATGGTCAGCTACAAGCCCGTGGCGCCGACCCCGCGCCGCATCCCGCCCCTGTTCTTCGAGGGCTACGTCGCCTGGGGCGACAACCCGTACCCGAAGGCCGCTGAAGACGGCCGTTAGCGTCTCGCTATTCGGACTCGGGTCGATGCTCGGGTACCTCGCCATCGCCGCGGTGGCACTGGTTGGAGTAGTGGGGTTCATCGTCATGGCGCGCGGCCAGCAGCAGTGAGGTGCGCATGACGCACAAGATGGTTGAGGTCGTCTGGGAAGACGCCTACGCACCCGACCTGCACCAGACGTGGGTCGAGGTGGAGACGAAGCAGACGTGGAAGCCCTGGATGGTTCGCACCGTCGGGTTCCTGCTCTACGACGGCCCGGAGGGCGTGATCGTGTCCGACACGACGTGCGACGGCTTCACGGGCCAACGCCAACAAATCCCTCGCGGAATGATCCGCGAGATCAACATGCTCGGCGTGATGCCGGCTACGACGAAGCGGAGAGCCACATGACCGACTCGAAGCGAGTGCAGGACGCGCTGGATAAGTACCAGCAGCTGCGCGCAGCCAACCCCGACATCACGATCTCCTACGCAGCGCGCGCGATCGGCATTCCGCGCCGCACGCTCAGCGACAACGTGCGGCGCTTCGGCCTGCACGGGATTAAGCCGGAGATCGTCGTCCCGACGCCGCCGGAGGGCGAGCCGATCGCCGACCTGGTCGCACGCAAGAAGGCGTTGATGAAGATCGGCCGCGCGCAGGAGGACTGGCAGAAGCTCATCCAGGTCCAGGTGACGACCGACGGTCCGATCGGCCTGCTGCTCGTCGGCGACCCGCACATCGACGATGACGGCTGCGACATCGCCCAGCTCGAACACGACCTGAGTGTCGTCGGCGCCACGCGCGGCTTCTACGCCGGCCACCTCGGCGACGTGCTGAACAACTGGGTGGGTCGCCTGGCCGCGCTGTACGCGCACCAGAGCACGACCTTCAGCGACGGCCTGCGCCTGGTCGAGTGGATGTTCGGCCTGTGCCCGAACCTGTTCACGATCCTCGGCAACCACTGCATGTGGAACCAGGGGGCGGACCTGACGCGGATGATCCTGCAGTCGGCAGGCCAGCCGAACCCGCACGCCCACGGCCTGCGGATGCAGCTCAACTGGCCGAACGGTAAGAACTTGCGCCTGAACGCGCGGCACGACTTCCGCGGCAAGAGCCAGTTCAGCACGACGCACGGCCACAAGCGCGAGCTGCTGTGGGGCCACCGGGACCACATTCTCGTGGCGGGCCACCTGCACGTGGACGAGGCCCGGGTCGAGCCCCTGCTCGACGGCGACGCCGCGTGGATGTTCCGCGTCTCGGGCTACAAGGTGTTCGACTCCTACGCGAAGGAGTTGGGCCTGCACCCGTCGCGCCTGGCGCCCAGCGTCTCCGTCGTGCTGAACCCCGACGCGGCCGTCCCGGCCGAGCGGGTCAAGCCGTTCTGGGACGTCGACACGGCGGCCGAGTACCTCACCTGGCTGCGGAGCCGCCGTGGCTAACCCGCACGACCAGCACTTCCGGCAGCTGCCCGACGCGTACCTGCGCCCGTGGCTGCTGCACGAGAAGGCCGAGGCCTACAAGTTCATGATCAACGCGACCGACCCCGTCAACATCTACCGGATGCAGGGTCAGGCGCAGCTTGTCGAGCGGATGCTCGCACTGCTCGACAAGGAAAAGCGTTCGAGTTAGTCGAACAACAGTGCTAACATGTAAGTTAGCGTTTACCCAAGCACACCCGCAAGGGAGCACGGAGATATACGCACATGGCTACCCCGAAGATCGTCGAGCGTCAGCTCCGCGAGGCAGAAGCCCTTCTCG